GATAAGTACAATTACGAAAGAGTACGGTGGAGACCCTCTTATGACATACGAATTTAGTCAATTCGTATTCAACCACTTTACCCATGTGCTGAAGAAGCTGTTCCAAAAGGAAGGAACAGTAACTGATGCATTGTGGAGTGAAGAGGGCGAGGGTCCATTGGAATTCTTGAAAGGACTCCGGGCCAAACCATTCCTGATTTCTAAGTCTGGACCCGCGGTGCGAGGTGATAGTATTCCGAGCGGTGCTCAGAGTACATCACCTGCATCTATTTTGGCTTCAGCATTCACGTGGTTGCATAGTCCTCTCTACCCAATTTTGCAAAATTGGTGTAAAATGACTGGTAACCAGTGGGTGCTGAACCGGATAGAATCTTGGGCCAAAGAGTTGTGGGTTTGGGAGGATTCTCTTCCCTTATCCTCGGGAGGGCCGAAATGCCCTTTCGAAGCAACTAATTGGCTTGGGAAACTTGGGTTCAAACCGGAACCAGCTGGTAAAGTCCGGGTGTTTGCCATGGTTGATCCTTGGACACAGTGGCTCTTTGATCGCCTTCATAAGGCGATCTTTGGGTTACTGGAGCGAATACCACAGGATGGAACATTTGATCAGGAGCGACCGATTCGTCATTTGTTTGCGTGGAAGGATGCTAACGAGAAGAAATTCTCGAAACCAATTTCTATGTATTCATTTGATTTATCAGCCGCGACCGATCGTCTGCCTATCGTACTTCAAAAAGTACTACTGTCTCCCTTCTTAACAAGTTGGGGGGCAGAGCTGTGGGGTTGCCTAATGGTCGGTCGGAAGTATCACTGTCCCAAGACAATCAAGTTCGGGAATGGTCCTAAACAGACTGTTTCTGAGCTGGGATATGTCCAGTATGCTACCGGGCAACCAATGGGTGCGCTCAGTTCTTGGGCGATGCTGGCTTTTCTTCACCATGCAATCGTTCAGTGGTCCGCCTTCAGGGCGGGTGTCCTTTCCATTACTAAACCATGGTACGAGGGCTACGCTGTCTTGGGAGACGACGTAGTCATAGCTCGTGATTGTGTGGCGAAGCAATACGCTGGAATTATGAAAGCGTTAGATGTCGGGATCGGGGACCACAAGTCTCTGATTTCAACATCAGGCACAGCATTAGAATTTGCGAAGCGAACATTCCTTAACGGAGTGAACGTCTCAATGATCCCTTTTGCTGAGTTTGTGGTAGGCCGGTTATCACTAGCCGGTCTATTGGAGCTTGTGCGTAAGTACTCATTATCGTTCGGACAGATGCTATCTGTCTTAGGATATGGGTACCGCGCAAAAGCTTCAGCATCGAAACGCCTCTTCAGTCTTCCAAAACGATTGCGGAACTACATAATCACGTTCTACGGTCCTGGGGGGCCTGGTTATACAGGTTTAAAAGGGTGGTTACCTTTAAAATCGGTAACTTCCCTATATAAGACTTCCATGACTCGGGTTCAAGGTCTCTGTCGATTATTCTTCGAGAGTGAGGTTAAACTCATTCTTGAATACCTAGATTCCTACTCGGAGCTCATAGCTCTGGCTAAGAAGTTAGGGACGGTCTATAGAGATCGAGAACATTATGGCACGACACCACGAGAACCTGGTCGGCAATCGGG